GCGATTTCTTTCTCAAACTCTTCGACCTTGTTAAACATCAAGTATTTATTCTGCCAGACCTTGGCTTTCCCCTCACAATGATTGAATAAGTATTTTTAACAGAACTAGGAGAAATAATGGACATAGGATTTATTGGAGTAGGTAAACTCGGCATGCCATGTGCAGAGGCTATGGCAGATAAAGGTCATGCAGTTTCAGGGTATGATATTGCTAAGGTCAGTAGCGATACTGTAGACGTTGTAGACACTATAGGCGAATGTGTTGTAGACAAGGATATAGTATTTGTTGCTGTGCCTACTCCTCACGACCCTGCGTATGACGGTAGTGCTCCTTCGTCGCACCTGCCACCTAAAGACTTTAGTTACGACATAGTCAAGCAAGTACTAGTAGAAGCGAATCTAAACATGAATGCAGACCAGTTGCTCGTGTTAGTTTCTACAGTGTTGCCAGGTACCACCCGCGAACAACTTATTGATCTTGTTCCGGACACTCGCTTTGTGTACAATCCCTACTTAATTGCAATGGGCTCAGTAAAGTGGGATATGGTAAACCCAGAGATGATAATGATCGGTACTGAGGACGGCGAACGCTCGGGCGATGCAAAGCAGCTTATTGAGTTTTACAAGACTGTAATGGAAAACGAACCAAGGTACGTTGTAGGCACATGGGACGAGTGCGAGTGCATCAAAGTATTTTACAACACGTTCATCTCCACTAAGATTGGCCTTGTAAACATGATTCAGGATGTTGCACAAAAACAAGGAAACATAGACGTAGATGTAGTAACCAAAGCCTTAGCAGATTCTACTATGCGTATCATGAGTCCACAGTATATGACAGCAGGCATGGGCGACGGCGGTGGCTGTGTGCTGCCTAATTTTCTTGTTAACGTAGATGACATTGAGATGCCTATAGAAGAACTGTACCAGCAATACAACGTCGACAAAGATCAAACTAGGGTAATTAAATCGTCAAATTATGCGTGTTCTTCAGCCGAGTATAAAAAGATAGACCAGGTTACTACTAGGCAATATAAAGGGAATATGTATAGATTTATAGTTGGTAGCAGTGAACTAATAACCACTAATGATCATTTAATACCAGTGTTGCGAGATAACACTAGACTAGTAGTAAGAGCAGAAGATATACTAGAAACAGACAAGTTGTATATGTTGGACAATTGAGGCATTTGTTATGTTCAAATATACTGTTAAATATTAGTATGATTATAGAAGAATATGTTTTAAGAGTAAAGGAAAAATCTAAACAAAACAAGACTGGTTATCGAGAAGTTAATAAACTATATCTAAAATTAACGTGCGACAACTGCAACAAGATACATTCTCGCTTAAAAAGCCATTATATTAAGATGATGAAAAACGAATGGTTTAACAAAGATTATTGTAATACTTGTTGGCAACCGCTACTTTCTTCCAGGCCAGGTATAAAAGAAAAAGTGACGCAAGGAGTAAGAACTGCGTATGCTACTCGAGGTAACGAGATAAAAAAGAAGATATCTGAAAAACTAAAAGGTATGAATTTAGGCAATAACAACGGCATGAAACGCCCTGAGATTAGAGAAAAGGTTTCAAAAACTAGGTCTAAGCTCATGGAAGATAAGACATTTCGTTCTAAGTTTAAACAAGGTTCAATCGATGCCTGGGCAAGAGGATGTTATGATAATGCTAATACTTCTGGACGAGCTAACTGGCATACTTATATACATAGTAACGGAACTGCGTACAAAGTTCAAGGACGGTACGAGTTAAAATTTATCGAGTATCTCGATAATAATAATCTAAGATTTGAATGTCACAAGGGAAAGATACCGTATGTAGCTGATGACGGACTAACTCACCATTATTTTCCTGATTTTTATGTGTACGAATGGCAATCTTACGTCGACCCTAAAGCAACACACTGGTATAGAATACAAAAAAGAAAGTTTGAGCTGATGGCCGAGCAGCATCCGGACTTAAACTTACGCATACTCTTAGAAAGAGATCTAAAAGCCTTAGGAATTAAGTTATGAAAAAAAGCATTGACAGAATAGAGTCTTTTTATTACCAAGGTCCGGTATACAACGTAGAAGTTGAGCCAAATCATCCAACGAAAGACGACCAGTACTTCCTACAAAGTGATACTGGTATAGTAGTACACAATTGTCACCCGAGAGACAACATTGCTTTAAGGTATCTTGCAGAAAAGCTAGACCTAGGATATGACTTGTTTGATGCAGTAATGACGTCGAGGGAGTCGCAGGCTGAAAACTTAGCAACTAAACTAGTCGATCTAGCTAGAGAAAACAATATGCCTCTATACATCCATGGTAAGGCATATAAACCTAAAGTACCTTACGTTGATGGGAGCTATAGCTTATTAGTAGGCTACTACTGTGAAAAGGCCGGCATACCACCGATTTATATAGATCCTTATACAGGCGACGATTATCAGCCCGAGCGTCCGGGCGTGTTTCTAATGGCGCACTCAGCAGCAATTACGTATGAATACACAGGGCAATCGACCAAGGACGAGTTATATTGCTCGATACCGCCGTTTAGCATCGTAGTAGATCCCTGGAGGAAGCTGACTTCGAGCGTAAGCGAAGTTATATATTATGGAAACACGAGGTTTTAATGACCAGCGATATTATCTTTGTTGGTCCTGAGAACGACCAATGGAAAAAACTTAAAGAAAAGTATCCTACTGCTAAAAGAGCCGATGATTTTGCCAAAGCACAAAACAAGTCAATGACTAAAATGTTTTGGGTTGTATGGAATGATATAAACGTTTGTGACAACTTTGACTTCTCATTGCAACCGGACGAATGGAGCAAGGAGTATGTTCATGTTTTTAAAAACGGTGAGTATTACGATGGCATAGTGTTATGTCCGAAAAGAATCAAGCTCAATCGTCGAGAATTAGAATATCGGTTCTTTATTAAAAAGAAAGAAGTTGACGAAATAGCCAGCCGTCCTAAGCCATTTGACATTGTGTTTATTTCGTACAAAGAGTCTAACGCAGACGAAAACTACGAACGGTTGCTAAAAATTGCACCTCGTGCAAAGCGTGTGCACGGCGTTAAGGGCATTCATCAGGCGCACATTGAAGCAGCTAACCTATGTGACACTGAGATGTTTTGGGTAGTCGATGGCGACGCAGAAATTGTCGACGATTTTAACTTTGATTATCAAGTGCCTAGGTGGGAACACGATTGCGTACATGTTTGGCGAAGTAAAAATCCTGTAAATGACTTGACTTATGGTTACGGAGGTGTTAAACTATTACCCTCAGAGCTGACAAAACGAGTAGACGTAGAGTCAGCAGATATGACAACTAGTATTAGCAACAAATTTAAAGCAGTTGAAGAGGTGTCAAATGTAACACGTTTCGATACAGATGAGTTTTCAACTTGGCGAAGTGCTTTTAGAGAATGTGCAAAACTAGCAAGTAAAAACATTAGAGGACAAATTGATGAAGAAACAGAAGCAAGACTCGAGACCTGGTGTAGCCGAAGCAATGGTAATAGTCTATATGGCAGGTTTGCGCGAGCAGGCGCTATACACGGTCGTGAATTTGGGCTTTCTATTGAGTCTAGCGTTCAGTTGGGCAAGATAAACGATTACGACTGGCTGTACGCAAGGTTCCTGGAGGACAATAGTGCAGCCAGTTAAAGACATACGCACTCTACATTTAGAGTTAACAGACAAATGTCAAGCACAGTGCCCGATGTGTGCTAGAAACTTTCATGGCGGAGCTACTCGTTCGTTTATACGCAACGGTGATTTCTCACTTGACGTTTTTAAAGCATGGTTCCCTCCTAGCTTCCTATCTCAGCTCGACAATGTTTACAGTTGCGGAAACTACGGTGATCCTGCTTTTGCTCGTGATTGTTTAGAAATATTCGGATACATTAGAGAATGCAATCCGACAGTTCGGCTAGCCATTCATACAAACGGAGGAATGCGTTCTACTGAATGGTGGGCAAAACTGGCCAACGTATTAGGAACTCAATCAAACAGTGAAGTAGTATTTGCTGTTGACGGATTTGCAGGGAAGCACGAGTTATACCGACGTAACACTAAGTTTGAAAAAGTTATCGAAAACATGGTTGCATACGTGCAAGCAGGCGGCACTGCGAAAGTTGACAGTTTAGTTTTTGAACATAACGAGCATGAAACTAAAGAGCTTGAGACTTACTTGTATGACAGAGGTGTTAGTCAAGTAAACTTTGTCAGCACCAAACGCTTCTATGAAATGTCAGAGTTCGAAGTGCAAAACTTGGATGGTTCTCATGCATACAGTATTAAGCCTGCACAGTTGCCCGAGTTTAAGCAGACTCCGAACAAAGAAATTGATAAGTTATTAGACAACGACTTCAGAAGAAACGTAGCGGCCCAGAGCGTAATAGATCCGCAATGTGAAACAGAGCAAGGGATATATGTAGATCCGTACGGCAATATATTTCCTTGCTGTTGGATAGGCTGCGACTATCTCGAGCAGCCAGTGGAAGAAAATTTGCCCATTCATAAGCTGCGTAACATCGCTGTTCAGCGTTCAAAAGAAATGCTTGAAGATATAGGCATTCCTAACTGTAATGACGGTGTGTTACA